TTCTATCTTTGCACTTGGATTTGCTTTTTGTAGTTCCTCTGTTGGTATTGCCATTATGGTTCAAACACCTCTCTAAAAGTGCATTGTAAGGTTGCTCTGTTGTTATATGGTATCGATTTTGACCAAGATTCACAAACGTATTGACCTGCACCGGATAAAACTACAGAAACATTTCCGCTATTAGTGGCACTAGAAGCCGCTGTCACTGTAAAAGTATTGACATCAGCAGATGTAATCACTACAAAGGTTCCATCTACGGCTGAACCAGATGTATAGTCAATAGTTACAACATCCCCTAAAGCTAAACCATGATTTGTAATTGTTATTGTTACTGTGGTTCCACTTTGAGAATATGTGCCTGTTTGTGTAGAGCCTTCGGCTGGTGGTGTAAATGTAAAACTAGCTTGATCGAAAACCCTACTCCTTAAAAATGCTTCAATTATATCTGCATTAGTTTCAGATACTTCAAATGTTAAATCATATACTTTTGGGTCTTGAGTCAATGGAAGACCGAATATTGTTCTAAATTCATATCCATCACCAAATGAAGTGATTCTAAATTTGGGTTTACTTGTTTTTCTCATTCCATAGGTTGGTGAGATATTTGGAAAAGTTGCCATTATCTACTTAATAAACCTCCTGATCTTTTTTCTTTAATAAGTTGTGATTGAACAACCGCAGCAATAGCAGAACCTAAAGCATTTGCATCTGCTGTGTTTCCAGATACTTCAGTATCAGAAGCATCTACATTCACAGTGACAATATTTGTTATACCTCCACCAATTTTGTTATTTGGAATAATATTGCCACCCTTTGACCCCATTTGCAAAATCTCAGGCCCACGCTCCCCTACGAGGTAAGCACCGCCAGCAGCTACCGGGCCACCTCTTTCTTTCCCACCGCCAAATATATTACCTAAGAATCCCCCAATACTTTTTCCAATACCAGAAACAGCAGATTGTATTGCAAGTTCAATAAGTTGTCTTTTAAGATTATTTAAAACGCTTGTGGCAGCTTCAGCAAGGGATTTTGTACCCATAACAGCATCAGTTAAGTTTGTGACAATACCTTGTTCTATATCTTCTCCAATTTGCATAAATTTTCCTTTTAGTTTTTCAGCAGCAGCCTTATTTTTATTTATTTGATCTTCTTGTTTTTTTAATTCGTGATTTTGTTTTGCCAAAGATACAAGTCTTTCTTCTTCTTCGCCGTCAAATTGTTTTCTAATTTCTGCAATTTGTTGCTCTAAATCAAATTCTTTTTGTTTTTCCTCGCCTTTTATTTGCGTCCTTTTTACTGATTTAGTTAATTCAGCGTTTTGTTTTTTCAAAATATCAAGTTGAGTATTAAATTGCACTGTTAATTCTCTATTTTCAGCACTATGTAAAGCTAAGTTTAAATCTTCAACTTTTTGTTTTGCTTCAGCAAGCTCTCGATTGATTCTTAATTTTTCAGCTTTTCCACCTCGTCCTTTGCCAACATTTTCAAGTGCATCTTTTAAATTATTTATTTTAATTGTTGTTATGTTTATTTGTTCATTTATATCTGCTGTACTACCCTCTTTAAGTAATTTATTAAATTCTCTTTGTTGGTTATTTGCTTTTAATAACGCCGCGGCTAAAAATCCAAGACCAATTACAACAAGACCGATTCCAGTTTTTGCAAGTGCAATTTTAAATGCAGTTGCGGCGGCTGTAGCTTTTGCAAATCCTCCCGCCGTTGCAAAAGTCATTGTTGTAGTTGCAGCAAGAGAACCATTTGCTGCGGCTGATGCTATAGACATAGCTAAAAAATTAGCTTTCAAAGCGGCAATTTGAGTTATTAAAAGTGTTCCAACAACAGTAATACCTTTGATAGCGGCGGCAATTCCAATAAATATTGCTGTTACTTGCCCTGCTTCACTATCAACAAAACCAATAATTGCTTCAATAAATGACGTTGTGGCTTTTGTGACTGCTAATACAGCAGGCAATAATTTATCACCAAGAGTCAACTGAAGTTCAAGAACAGCATTGCTAAATTTTTTAAATACTTCTGTGGGCGATGCGTCCATAATTGCACCAATTTTGTCTGCACCTTCATCTGCTGATTTTGCTAAAGCTCTTAACACAACATCAGCAGTCAATAATCCTTTTGATGCGAAATCTTTTAACTTTCCTGAAGCAATTCCAGTTTCGTCTGATATGGCTTTTAATAATTGCGGAACCTGTTCGGCGATACTTCTAAATTCATCCCCTTGTAAACGCCCAGAACCTAAACCCTGCGCTAATTGAGTAAACGCCGCGCTTGCTTCTGTTGCATTTAATCCCGCTAATTTTGCAATAGTATTAAAACCGATAAAAGTAGTTTCAATATCTTTTAAAGAAATTCCAAGCGGCCTTAATCTTGCAAAAATATCTGTTACACCTTTTGTTGCTTCAACGATTGACAAATTAAATCTATCTTGTGCTTTTCTAACTAATTCTTGAGCCTGCGCAAATTCACCAAATTCAGATGTAAGAACTTTCATTCTTAATTGCAAAGCCTGAAAATTTGAGGCCGTATTAACGGCTTGTCTTGCAACAGCCGTAAAAGCAACACCCGCAAATGCGGCCTTAAGTCTACCTAAATTATTTTGTAAACCTGTTGATTGCGCCTGTACACCTTTTAATGCTCTTGTGGCCTGCGAAGCATCAACTGTAAGTTTTACATTAGCCTGT